CATCTGGTGCTACTGGAGGAGGTGCTATTTTAAGAATTGAATATAGTGCTGCTAGATTTTGCGAGGATGGAATAGACCCAATTCCTGGCATAACTGGAGACACTGGAGGAACTTTCTCTAGTACTACTGGACTAGTATTTATTTCTACTTCTACTGGACAGGTAGACTTATCTGCTTCTACTCCTGGAAGTTATGTTGTCACTTATACTGCTCCAAGTTCTGACACTGCTACAACATCAATTTCTATAGATTCTATTCCTGTTGTTTCTGCTGGTGCTGACGTTGCTATATGTACTGGAAACAGTACTGTTCTAACTGCATCAGGTGCTACTACTTACTCTTGGTCAACTGGTGAAACTACCGCTAGTATAACTGTTGACCCTACAACAAACACTACCTACACAGTGACTGGATTTAATGGAGCATGTTCTGCTACAGACTCTGTAGATGTAACAGTTAATCCTTTGCCATCTGTTAGTATTTCAGGGACATTGACTTATTGTGTTGGTGCTTCTACAACTTTAGATGCTGGAGCTGGTTTTGCTTCTTACTCTTGGAGTAGTGGTGAAACAACTCAAACTATTAATGCAACTGCTGGTAATTATACGGTAACAGTTACAGACAGCAATGGTTGTTCTAATACATCTGCACAAGTAACGGTTACAGAATTAGCACTACCTACTGTAGCTATTAGTGGAACTCTTTCTTATTGTGCTGGTCCTGGTTCAAATACTACACTTATTGCTACTGCTGGATTAAGTAGTTATTTATGGTCAAGTGGTGAAACTACTCAAAGCATAACCGCTACCGCTGGTAGTTATACTGTCACTGGAACAGATTCTAATGGTTGTTCAAATACTTCATCAAGCGTAACAGTTACAGAAACACCTTTAGATAATGCTGGATTTAGTTACTCTGCAAGTAGTTACGAGCCAACAGATGCAGACCCAACACCAACTATTACAGGATTAACTGGTGGAACATTTAGTGGAACTACTGGTTTAGTAATTAACTCAGCTACTGGAGAGATAGATTTAAGTGCTTCAACTGTTGCTACTCATACTATTACTTATGATACTACTTCAAGTGGTTCAAGTGTTTGTCCAAATACATCTACTCAAACTGTAGAAATTGCTTTAGCTAATATTGCTAATAATTACAGTATGGCGTTTGATGGGATTAATGACTATATATTAGGGCCTAAAATTGGATTTGGAACAAATGACTTTTCTATTTCTGTATGGGTGAATTATTCTTATGGTAGCGGCAATGCAAGATATAACACTTTAATTGATTTTAGAGAAACAGCTTACAATGTTAATGGATTGTCTTTTAATCTATTTGAGAATAAAGTTTCTGTCTATATTGGCGGTGTTGGTGCTGTTGGTACAAGCACAATAACTTTATCACAAAACTTATGGACTAATATTGTTTTGACTAAAACAAGTGGAGAGTATAAAGTTTATTTTAATGATGTAAACGGTTCAAGGTCTGAAGTATTAGGAACAAACACAACTTCATTAAATGAAAAAACTGCTAACATTGGTATTGAATGGGATGAATCATTTGGACCATTTAATGGTAAAATGGATGAGTTTGCAATCTGGAACACAGCTCTAACATCTACACAAGTAGCAGAGATATATAACGCAACATCAACTAATTTAACTAAAGATTTAACCACAGTATCAGGTTCAAACCTAATTTACTGGAATAGAATGGGAGATTAATATGAGTACACAGTTTACAAATAGACAATGGCGTTTGCCTAACAATGAGAATAAAGACAAGCAGAGTAACTATTCTATGGACTTTGATGGGAGTCAGTATATTGACACTAACCAAACTTTAGATTCTTCTTATTCAGCTTTAACTTTAAGTGCTTGGGTAAATTATACTTCAATTAGTGATTATAGTGGTACTATATTTGGCCAATGGATACAAAATAATAACTCTGGTTCTACTATAATATGTTATACAGTTTCTAATAAAATACAAGTTTATTTAGGACCTTCAGCTACTTCTTTAACAAGTACAACAACTTTAACTACTGGAACTTGGTATAATGTTATTTTAAGGTTTGATGGTTCTACTATGAAACTTTATATAAACGGAACAGAAGAAGATAGTGTTTCATTTACTTCAATTAATAATTCTGCTCAAAACTTAATTTTAGGTGCTTATTCTAATAGTACACAAACAGGTTATCAAGCTTTTTTAAATGGCAAACTTGACGCTGTATCCATTTTTAATTACGCTCTTTCTTCAAGCCAAGTAACAACTCTTTATGGTTCAAGCTCTACTGGTATAGGTAATCCAATGAGTTTATCTCCAAAGCCAGTGGCGACGTATAATTTAGGGGATAAATCAGCTTTTAACGGAGCTAATTATTTAGTACCAAATATTGCTGCTGAAGAAGCTGATGGAGATATAGCTGCAAGTTACTCTCCTTATGCTTTAGATTTTGACGGAGCAAATGATTATATAGATTGTGGCAACGATAGTAGTTTAAATATGGCTGATAATGGAACAGATTCTTTTACTTTTAGTTTTTGGATAAAAAGAAGCAGTACAAATACTGAAATAATTATAAGTAAACAAGTTAGCAGTGGTAGTTATAATGGTTTTGAAGTAACTTTAGTTTCAGATAAAGTTAGGGTTTTTCTTGGTAGTTTTCAAAGTCCACAAGCATATTTACAAGTGATTTCCACTAATACCATAACAGGTACAGATTGGAAAAATGTAATTATAACTTATGACGGTACACAAAATGCAAACGGTTTTAATATGTATATAAACAAAGTTCAGGAAACTTTAGTTACATTACAAAATATTACACCAAGTGGTATTTTAAATTCTGCAAATTTTCAAATAAGTGGTCGTGCTACGTCAACGCTATTTAGTGGCTCTCTTTCAAATGTATCATATTGGAATACTGAATTAACATCTGCACAAGTAACAGAAATTTATAATGAAGGAGTACCATCTAACCTAAACAACCATAGTGCCTATTCAAATTTAGTAAGCTGGTGGCAGTTAGGAAGTAATAGTTCTTTTAATACTAACTGGACTGTATTAGATGAAAAAGGAAGTAACAATGGAACTTCTGCAAATATGGGAGAAGATGCTATAGTAGATGGTGTTGGTAGTTATGCCAATGGTTTAAGTTCTGGAATGGGTGGAGATGAAGTTATAGGAGATGCACCTTACAGCACAGCAAATGCTCTTAGTGTAAATATGGATGTAGAAGATAGAGTTACAGATACACCAAGTTAAAATTTTAAAATAAATAAAAATGAATAATAGAAGTTATATAGTAATAGATTTAAGCGATACAGACAAGGTGCTTTTTTCTCAGGTTAATCAATCTTCTGCACAAAGTATGAGAAGAAACTTAGCAAACACTCAAGGATTACTTTCTTATAGTGTAACACCAAGTTTTATTTCAGATGGTTCTGTAGTGCCTGTTTCAGAGGTTATGAACCAAACAGAAGCCCTTGAATTATTGCAAACCTCTGCTTGGAGTGAGCCAATGCCAGAAGAATGAGAAAAGCTACAATACTAAAGAAATACAAACCTAAAAAAAAGCGTAAAGGAATACACGCTAAGACTAAAACGTCTACGACTAAAGGTTCTAAATTGTATGTAAAAAAATACAATGGACAAGGTAAATAATATAAATATGGATGACCACAGTTTATTAATAGCTTTAATCTCAGCTTTAGGAATTAAAGAAATTTGGAACATAATAAAACAGAAAATAGACATCGGAGCTAAAAGAGAACAGCGTCAGGATTCTCTACAAGCCCAGGTCATACTACAGCTAAAAGATAAAATAGAATCTTTAGAGTCTAGAATTGATGTGTTAATCCAAGAAAATACACAATTAAGAGAAAAACTTGCTAGAGTTGAAGAGCGTTTAATATTAAACGCAAAAAAAAAAGTCAATAGAAAAATAAAAAAAGATGAGGAAAATTGATAAAATTATAGTTCATTGTTCTGCTACTAGAGAAGGTCAAGACATACCTGTTGAAACTATTAAGAAATGGCATGTAGAAGGTCGTGGCTGGTCAGACATTGGCTATCATTTTTATATAGAATTAGATGGAACTATTAAAAAAGGTAGAGACATAAACAAGTCTGGAGCCCACACGATTGGAGAAAATAAAAGCAGCATCGGCCTATGTTATTGCGGAGGAGTTGAGGCAGACGGTAAGACACCTAAAGACACTAGAACAGCAAGTCAAAAAGAAAGTTTGTTAAGTGTACTTAAAACATTAAAAGCAATGTTTCCAGAATCTACTATTTACTCACATAATGAGTTTGCAAACAAAGCCTGTCCATCTTTCGACGCCACTAATGAGTATAAAAGTTTATAGGTGAAAAAACTTAAAGACACTAAAATAGGATTATTACTAAAAGAAAAAGCACCTAAAATTTTAGATTTGATTGGGGATGTTTTGCCTTCTAGTGGTACTATGGGAATATTAAAAAACATTATTTCTAAAGACCCTGACTTAACACCTGAAGAAAAAAAAGAATTACATAATAGAGTTATAGAACTATATAAACTAGAAGTAGCAGACAGAGACTCAGCTAGAAATAGAGAAGTAGAAATAGCTAAGGCTGGTGGTAGTGACTGGATGATGAATTTAACAGGTGTTGTTGGTTTGTTATGTTTTGTTTTTATAGTTTATTCTGTTGTATATATTCCAAATGTTTTGCACAATGAATTGTTCGTACATTTAATGGGAATGGTTGAAGGTGTTGTTATTGGTAATATATTTGCTTTCTATTACGGTACATCCTCAAAAAAGTAAATTAAATATTTTTATTATATTTACAAAAACCAATACTAACCCAAATTGAAATCTCATAATAAAAGGTGGAAAGACGGTGGCAATCCTCGCTACAGACTTAACCAAGACGAAGCAGAAATAATAAACAACTACAGAAGAGCCATTCAAGAATGTGAAAAAGAAGGGTTAGACCCTAAGACTTTACATAGTGGATGGATTAAAAACGACAACGCTAGTCTATATTTTAAACAACCTAAAGCAACAGAAAAAGACTTTAAGAAACTAGCTAAAGAAGTCATAGAAGAAGCTAAACAATATTCCCCTAAATACCCAAAACTAAATTATAAAAAATATACAGACGGACATTTATTATTTATGTGTCCTAGTGATTTACATATAGGGAAACTTTGTAGGTCTTTTGTAAGTGGTGAAGAGTATAACAACCAAATAGCAGTTACAAGGGCTTTAGAAGGCGTTAGAGGATGTTTAGCAAAGTCTCAAGGGTTTAACATAGACAAGACTATTTTATTACTCTCAGGAGACTTATTGCATGTAGATAATTTTAACATGACTACAACTAGTGGGACTCGTCAAGATAGTGACGGTTTACTAAGTGACCATTTTCTAATAGCTAAAAGGTTGATGGTTGAAATAATAGAAATGTTGTTACAAGTCTCTACGGTCCATGTAATGTTTACGCCTGGTAATCATGACAATACAGTGGGGTGGATGGTTGCTGAGTTATTAGCTGCATGGTTTAGACATAATAAAGATGTTACTTTTGATGTTAGTTTGCAGATGCGTAAATACTACAAGTACAAAAAGAACTTAATATCTTCCTGTCATGGTCATAAAATCAAGGCTGACACGTTGCCAATGATAGTAGCTGACGAATGTGCAGATTGGTCTAGTACTAAATACAGATACATGTTTACCCAGCACATACATCACAAAGTAAGTAAGCAATATCCAGGTTTGTGGGTGGAGTCTCTTATGTCACCATCGGAAGCAGACACTTGGCATCACACTAGTGGCTATCAAAGTTCAAATAACAAAGCTATAGAGTCTTTTCTATTTAGTGAGTTTGGACAAATTGCTAGAATAACACATCTATTTTAACAATCGTTTGTTAATAAACTACTAATTATTTATTTTGTTTTGTAATATAATTATATATATATTTACAATATAATTTTAAAAAATATAAAATGTCAAGAACAATTAACTATACTACTAGAACTTTTTACGTGCCAGCTGACAAGCTAGAAACATTAATTAAGTTCCAAAATAAATGCAAAGAAAATGGACACAAGTCCTATTCTGAAGTAATATTAAAACTTATGGAGGACTATAATGATGGATAAATACGAATTTTACTACAGACAGAAACAAGAATGGGACTACTGGCAAGCTAACCAAAGACACAACTTTTTAAGTGACAGACTGCTAGCTATTATTGACCAAGTCCAGTGGAATAAAGGTATTTTAAAAAGAGTTAAACTTAGTCAGAATGACCTAGAAATCCACAAAAATAGATTTAGTAATTTAATAACTGAAGTTGTTAAAATATCTATTGAGCTAAAAGAATTAGCTATCAATTACAATCCAAAGAGGATGAAACAATTAATAATTATATTAACCAAAATAAAAAATCACAACAATGAACCAATTGAAAACAGTTGACATAAAGGGCAAAGCCTACGTCACAGTAAACGAAAGAATCAAATATTTTAGAGAAAAATTTACAGGATATTCAATGACCTCTGAAATAACTCACATTAACGACAATGGAGTAATAATTAAAACAACTATCAAAAATGATGCTGGAATAGAAGTAGCGTCAGGACATGCACACGAAAAGCAGAACTCAACCTTTATAAACAAGACTTCTTTTATTGAAAACTGTGAGACTTCTAGTTGGGGTAGATGTTTGGCTAACTTTGGAATCGGTGTAGATTCTAATGTAGCTAGTGCAGATGAAGTAGCTAACGCAATTAAAAACCAATAAGATGAAAGAATTTAAAATAAGATGTTCAGCTATTGGTAAGATAATGACCAATCCTAGAAGTAAAACGGAAACACTATCTAAAACAACTAAAACTTATTTAGAGGAGTGGAGTAAAGAACAAATTTACAACCGTAAAAAAGAGGTGTTTAGCAAGTATATAGACAAAGGAAACGCTGTAGAAGTAGAGTCTTTAAGTTTTATATCTAAAGAATTAGACATTCCTAGTTTAGTAAAGAATGAAGAGTCTTTTGAAAATGGCTTTTTAACAGGAACTCCAGACGCTATTTTAGATGAATATATAATAGACGTGAAAAATAGTTGGGATTGTTTTAGCTTTCCTCTATACTTTAATAGTGTACCTAATAAAGACTATTATTGGCAAGCTCAGGGCTACATGGCTTTAACTGACATAGACAGATATAAATTAATATATACACTAATGGACACGCCTGAGGAGTTAATACAAAGAGAATACTTTGGAGACGAAAGCACTGATTTAGTAGAGTTTGCTAGTAAATATAAATATTCTGACATAGACTCTAGATATAGAATTAAAGTGTTTGAAATCTATAGAAACGAACAAGACATAAGAAAGATTTACGACAGAGTAGAAGAGTGTAGGTCTTATTTAAAAAGCCTTTGGGTAGACTTAAATTTTTAGATTATGCAAAATAATATAAAAATAAAATTTACAGTTAAAGAACTTACAAAAGCAACTTTTAATTTAGACTTTACTAAAAAAGAATGGCAAGAATGGACAGACGAATGGACACAACATTGTTCAGCAGAATTAAAAATTATGTCTAATTTTGATAAATTTAAAACTATGGATGAACTAGATATTGACTTTGAAATAATAAAATAAACTGCAAACTGCAAATGATAAAAACAGAATGGCAATGGATGCCAGATTTAAAACAAGAAAAACAAATAACAATGGATAAAAAACCGACAATCTACTGCGGAGGCGGTAAAAAAATGAATGATAACTGGATGACTGTTACTGTTCATATTGACAAAGTTAAAGAACATGTTTTCGATTATAAAGGAAACAAGTATCTTAAATTAAATGTAAACCTAAAGGACCAGCCTGACCAATACGGAAAAGATGTGTCTTTAAGTGTTAACACATACAACCCAGAAGAACAAAAAGAGACTAA